ATATAAATATATGATGTTTAAAAATTTTTCTATTTACTTTGTAATTTAAAAAAAATACATTTATTTATATTCTTCTTTACTACCAGTTCCAGTATAAAAAGTTTTAACTGGTTTTTCTGGTTTATCTTTATAATGTTTTTTCATAGATTCTATATTCTTAGGGTCATCATCTGAAAAACCTATCATAAAATTACTAGGCATAAATTTATTACCTAAATCTTTTTTAAGATAAGCTCTCTTGTTTAACAAAGCCGCCATTCCTTTAATGTAATCTACAAAATCATCCATCGCCATAATTTTAAGTTCTTCAGGTGATGCAGGACTTGACTCTGAACCAAATGATACAGGAAAGTATTTGTTTAACGCAAGATAAGATTTAATAAGTTCTTGGTCAGACATTTCTTCTTCACCCACAAAAGACCTGTACTTTTTTAAATTTTTCAAAAGTTCATTTTTATCTATCCCCCCAAAACCTGAGACAATGTAATTATAAACCGCTTGCTTTAAGGTTTCTGGATTGTGTCCTCGAGCAGTAATAATTGAAAATATCGAACCATTATTAATAGCTTCTCTGAAATCATCGAAAGCAGGACCTTCTTTAGCTCTAAGCGAATCAATTATAAATTGTTTGTCACCTTCAGTTCTAAAAAAACGGAAAGGTTGGTCGGCATATCCTACGATTTCTTCACCATTATAATTAAAAGTCTCTTTACCAATTTGACCTCTGTATTTGGCAAAATCCTCAGTACTCATCCCCACTTCTTTCCCGTCAGAATTTTTCACCATTATTTTGGTGGGCATATGAACAATGTTGTCATCCCAATCGAATGCATAGTATTTCATATTGGGTGTTGTCTCGTCTTTGAAAGATTCTTTAACTATTTTCAACATATGATATAAATATCAAAACTACGAATAATTTACCTAACAAAAAAACCCTTCATTTCTGAAGGGTTTAGTTTTTTGTTTGATTGAACTTATATGTTTTCAAACGAAGCTCCTGTTGGAGTGATGAAGAACTCTATTTCTATAAATTCGAGTGCTTTTGTTGGTTTGAGATAAATTCTACCTGTAAGAGTATTTCTATCCAAGTCTTCAGGTGAAGAAGATACGGTCACGCGGAAGTCATATAGACCTCTGTCTCTTCTGATAGAATCCAAAATTGGATTTACACTATCTAAGAATTGTTGTCTAACGATTTGGTCGTTTTGTTCGAACAACAATCTAACTGCCACAGCCGAAATCAACTTACGAGCTTGTAGTAATAATCTTCTTACGTTCAATCTATCAAGTGCTGAACTTGCTACTTGGAGGGTTTTATTACCCCAAATTACAGTTCCGACATCAGAGAAAGTTGCGATTGGATTAATTCTACCTTGATAAAGAGTGTCTCTATCTTCTTGAGTTAGTTTTAATCTCGCTTTTACTGAATTAACAAGACCTCTTGTGTAACCCGCTGATGCGAACCAAGGGAATGCAATGTTGTCAGTCAAAGCTAAGTTTCTACAAACCTCACCTGTAGGGGGTATATAAATTTGTGTATTATTAACAGTGTCTCTAACAAGAATCCAAGGATAATACGTTGCCGTATAGTTGGAATCGATTGCTGAATTATCTAAATTATCTACAGCTTCCTGTGGATAAATAATTAAATCACCATTATTAGAATCTGTTGTGTACATAGGATAGTCAGGAGTAGTACAGATGTATACTGAGTCTGCTCTCGAGAATTGAACCATGTTTATTGCCGCTTCGACAAGTTTTGGATTATTAACATAATCGATACTTGATGTTGCGAATACATTTATGTTTGTAGATTCAGGATTTTGGAAAGACAATATACCAAGTAGGTATGCGTAATAGTCAGAGTTTGCAAAATCTTGAGTATTTTTCTCTACAATAATTCTCTTGAACATTCCTTCACCTGTTGCTGACGGGTACCTCGAAGAAGGTGCCGCACCAGCTAAGTAACCAGAAGCTCCTAATCTATATCTGTCCTCATTTGTACGGTATTCTCTATAGATGTCCCATCCATCGAAACCACCCGCGAAACACACTGTGAACTTCCTTGAGTAAATGAAGTAATAAGGGTTTTCTTGTGTGTCAGGTTCTGCTCTAAAATCTGCGTCTCCACAAGCAAATGCCGTTTCACCACTTGTTACGTATTCTGCTCCGATAGTAACCACAGTTGCCCCTGAGTCCATATGGAAACCTTGGGTAAGGTAGTTCCAAGGAGTTGAGTCAGTTGCAATACCCCAAGTTGCTGCTGATGGATTTCTTTTACCTTTATATTGTAAGAAAGAAACGTCAGTACCAATTTTAGTCGAAAAACCTAAGTATGTTCTTCTAACATTATCACCAGTAGATTCATCAATCGACGCACCAAAAGCTGAGATTCCAAAAGGAGGATTATAAATCACTTCACCTGGAAAATCATATTTTGTCTTATAAATAGGAATTGGAGATTTGTTTGTTGTTGAATCGTAAATTCTTTGGTCGTATCCATAGAATCCACATGGTAAAGCATCTATAGGAGCTTCCTCAGACATCTCAACCATTATGTATTTTGAAACCAATGGATACTCACCATCGTAAGAACCAATTTTTTTACCAATGAAACTATTTGAAGCTGGGTCCATTGTACAGTTAGTGAATTTCTCAATAACAACTGGATTTTGGTCAGTATCGAAGAAGTTTCTAACTAATACATCAAATGACAAATTAGAAAACGAAATATTTGAAATCGACACTTTAATTTCAGTGTTGGCATCCGTTCCATCAGATATGGACATAAATCTAAATAATTTATAAACCTTATTACCTCTTAACTCAGAAACCAAGAAAGGAGTAATAGGACTTTGGTATTTTTCTAAATTCCAAGCAATTGAATCTTGATTAAACGAAACTGCCGCTGGAAGAGAAATTAAATTACAATTTAATCCTTTGATGTACCCTTTGTCATACAACTCATTTAGTTCAACAGGATAAATTTCTTCCACAAAAAGAGGAACCTCGAATCTTGATTTATCAAAATTGGAAACTCCAAACACTTTTGTTAAGTACTTGCTACTAACTGATGAGAAAGAAGTTTCAAATGAGAAAGTATCAGAATCAACAGTTATACCTGATATCAAGAATGTACCGAATGGGTCAGAACTTACACCTGAGTACGAACCAGTACAAACCATATTTACATCAGAAGTTCCAGTAACCTGATACTGAGGACCATGGTTAGATGAATCGTACAAAGAAATACCTCTTGAACGAAGAGTTGCTAAAACCATATTATTATAATCTTCGTATGCAGTACCTGAATAAGAATATACATTACCTGAGATTGTACCTGTGAAGTTAGAACCTCCGTCATCAGTTAAAGAACTAACAACATAATCAAATGAGAATCCTGAATAATTATCTCCTGTGTAATTATCAAAGTTAGAATATAACCAAGGATAGTTGTCAGAATTTGACAAATCATTTAATGTAAAGTTCAAAGAATTTACTCCAAAAGTATTTGTTAATGTTGTGTAATTTGCTGACAAATCTGTATAATCACTTTCCAAAATAGAACCATAAACAATTGCAGTTGTAGCAGTAGTTGCTGGAGTATCCAAAAATTGACCTAAATAAACGGAAAAATCATTATTAAATGTTGAGACAGAGCCGTCACTCAATCTATACTGAACATTCAAAAGAGATTGTACCTGAGCCGGTAAAGAACCTGTTAGTTCAATTGTATTACCTGAAGCACTTCCACTAAACGTACAAGTCCAAGGAGTACCACCAACTAATGAGAAATCAATTGAAGTCGGGTCAACATTCGCTGTTGCGGTTATAGTCCAAGAAGGACCCGCGTCATAACCTGACAAACCTAAAACTCTTGTGACGAAAAGTTGGTTTGATTGTTGAAGATATGATTTTGCTATGTAGGCGGCCTCATATTTTGGAATTTGTGTTCCTTGAAATTTAGTTGGTTCGGTTCCCCCGAAAAACGCTTGGAATTCATCGTAGTTTGTTAAAAAAATCGGTTCAAAGGCAGGACCTTTTATAGTCTCACCTACTAAACCCAAAGTTGTAACACCCACACTCTGTGCCACAAAAGACAAGTCGGTTTCTGAAGTATAAACACCTGGAGAAACAAACACTTTCTGATTTACTTGAGCTGTTGCCATTATTATTGGTTTCTATTAAAGATTTATTTTTATTCATAAATATTAGTATTCACACCAAAAAACTTGACTTTTCCCAATCTATTTGTATTTAGTAAGAAAGTTTTCTGCTTTTTTTATCTTTTATGGCCAGCATATATTCAAACCCAATAAAGAACATTAAAATATCGAAAGACGCTCACACCCTTTTAAAGAAGTATTGTGATAAAAAAGGGATAAAAATTTACAAATTTTTAGAACAACTTATTTACGAAAAATGTAAAGAAAAGAAAGATATTTACGGTGAAGACTAAACTAACTTATTAATAAAAACAATTTTCGATTCCTTAGTATTGTCAGTCTTGGTCACCTCAACTCTGAGGATGTCGTTGGTGTCGATTAATATCTCATTTACATCAGACCCATAAAATTCATTATTGATATATACATCATAACTTGTCACGTTAGTTGTAGATTCAGGAGACATATTAACTCTATAATCCATCAACTCATTCAAAACTGTATTTCCCGTAACAAATAAAAAATCCTGCGTAAATGTATCGGGGTTGTCAGGTTCAAGAGGTTTTACCTTTGGTCTCGTAGTAGTATTACTAACCTCCATGACTTGTAATATTCTCGAAATAGCGGGTTTTATTTCAAACTCATCTTCATCAATCAAATAACCTAACATTGTAAACTCGTAGTTTTGAACGTAATATTTTCTTTTATCTAAATCCATCACACTTTCATCTATTACACTATTCATCAAGATTGGAACATATTGTCCTTTTATAAATGTGTAAGCTTGCCTTGAAGAAAATTTTTGAAGAACAATCTTATTAAACTGATTTAATTCCCTCATCCTATTACATATAATTCTTACGTTGTATGTAATATCTACAGGTACAGGTTGTGGAATCTTATAGATGTCCATACCCTCTTGATTTCCGTTCCAATTAGGTACAGACGCATAATAAAATTCTTTTCTATTTGGTATAGTCCATTGTAAAGAAGGGTTTGTACCATATTTTACATCAGGATTTCTTACAACGGTAACAAATGGAGGTTTCACATTAAAATCTTGGTCAACAAAGTTCCAAGTTTCTGTAAACTGTGTCCAACTTTGAGTTGTAATTAAAATATCAACCATCGGTACTAACTTTCCTGAAACAACCAATTTTAAGTCAGTTTTCACAAAATCTAACATACCTCTATCTAAATCCGCATGTAATACTGACTTGGGGAGGTACGTACCGTCTTTATTGATATAATCTTTTAACTGTTCCCTTCTTGCCAACAAAGTTTTTGGTGGAACAAGAGGTAATGATTTTTTTATTTGTTTCGGAAACGGCATATTATTAAAGTCTACTTCCAAATGTTTTGAAGAAATATTCAGGAAACTCGGAGTGTCCGACATTTACAGCCAAAACATTATTAGGATTTATTTTTTTTAGTTTTTCCGCGGCATAATTTAAACCCGAAGCACCCCAAGTTCTACCATTCTGATATGCCAACACAAAATTTACATTTTGAGGTATTACAACTTTTGTATAATCACCCTCTATGGAAGGGTCTATCAAACCAATAAAATTGAACCCCATCGACAACGCAGGATAGGCCCTCAAACCTCCTTTAGAATAACCTGAGACTGAATTTATTTTAATACCAGGTATAGAATTATTTATAGACTCGAATGTTGTTTCCCAAGGAGCAAAAACAAAAGGTTTTATTCTTAACAATTCTTCAGGTACTCTTTTTTTCATCCATTCTCCTGTAGTATTATATTTTCCACCAAACACTATGGCAAAAGGCATAGTCTTTTTAAAGTTATTTGGAACCGTAATTAAGAAGTCTCCAATCTTAGTTTGTTTATATCCTACGTTTGCCATTAGTTTTCTACTATAAAAATTTTATTTTTTGAGTTTATCATTTCAACTGAGTCCGCATTGAAAACAGGCTCTTCTGTTGATTTGATAATGAAACTATCATATTTGTAAGGATTGTACGTAACTACATCACCAAATGGTTCTTCGGGTAAATTTTCACAAGGGTGTTCACAGTAATCCAACAAAGTTCCAATTACAAACGCGTGAACATTTTTTTGTTTTTTTGCTCTAACCATTTCTTTCCCACCTGTTCTAACTCTAAATTCTACATTTTTTAATTTAGCATAATCTACGTGTGCCATAACAATTTCACGTATTTTGATTGAAAATGTGTGCTTGTGCAGATTATAATATACCATAACCTTTTCACCTATTAGTGAATCAACAATTTTTTTTCTTTGTTCTTCTGTTATTACTATTTTCACAATCCTGTAAATTCATTAGTTGATGCCGGAGTTGCAGTTATTGTTCTGTAGAAAGGTTTATAACCAGCGTATGTGTGTTTATTATCTGAAACAACCCTGCCATCATCTTGAACACTATAATACCTTACTTTAGATTCTGTCTCGTAATATCCTAAATAATCTCCAAAAGCAATATCAACACCCAAATCATCCAAATATTTCTGATATACAGAAAATTTCATATTACCTGGTTCTTCTTGTTCCACTTTACTTCCCCCAAGTCTCATGTTGGTCGGTCCTACAATTTGAACAAGACCTTTTATTTCTACCGGTGGTAAGAATTGAATTCCGTCCTCAGGAGCTTCTCCATATACATCGTCTGTTTTGGTTTTATATCTGTCTACCCTATATAGTATGACAGTGAAATTCATGTCCCCTTGGAGCCATTCTTGTCCCATTCCAATATCCAAAGCATAATCCTCAGCACCAAAGAATTTTCCAAGTCTTGTGATAGGAACTAATTTTTCTGCCATGTTTTATAAATTTTTACCTTATTGATAAATACATGAAATATTATTACATTTAATCTCAAAATATATTATGGAAATATTTCCTCCTTCCAAAATTTATATTACAAAAAGCAACATTCATGGATACGGAGTTTTTGCCCGAGAAAAAATATTTCAAGGGGAAATAATTGAAGAGTGCCCCATTTTAGATTTGGGAATAAAATACGGAGAATCATCACCATTACTTATTGATTATAGATTCAATTGGCCTCAAGGTGAATTCAAATGGGAAAAACAAGTATTATCTTGGGGATATGGTTCTTTGTATAACCACTCAAATGAACCTAATGCTTATTGGCACTCAAACAAAGAAAACCAAACTTTTCAGTTTATCAGCACCCGAGACATAGAGGTCGGAGAGGAAATTTTGGTTTATTACGGTGGAGATGCTTATTGGCAAGACGGAAGAACACATACTGAAGTAAAATGATGGCACATGAAACATTAGAAACAAGAGCGATGGACATTCTGTATGTCTATGACGGTTCAAACAATTATATTTTGGAATTAAAAAGAAAATCCGAAATTAATAGAAAATTTTACCCTACTAGGAGTCAATGTGAATACATTATTGAAAATCACAACAAGAATCCTAAGGTTGCCAAAAAATGGGTAATTTTGGATTCTTATTTTGCGCAAAAGTTTGCTAATGACAAAAGCACTAGCTTA